ACCGCAAGAAAATAGAAACAGATGTTTGAAAGCTTATAAGCATAAAGGTAAAACTGCTTATAAAATAATTTAACAATTTGTTTACATAGAAATGCATAAATTGTATGAATTGTGGAGTGATTATGATATTATGAAACCACAAACAATAGATCTTAGTCCGCTAATATACGTGATAATAATGGTCACAATATTTTCATTAGCGATATAAAAAAAGGGAGCCGTTAAGCTCCCTTTCTTATTTAAAAACAAATCACTAAAATTGTGAGTTCTTTTGATGTTGAACTTCAATTCTAACTTCCTGAGCTAAAGACTTTATAGCTTGCATAGCCTTTCTTACTCTGGTTCCTGCAGAGTTATTACCCCCTACAAATTTTGTTACATCTGCTTGACAATCGTTTACTGCATTTTGTAAACTATCAAACAGACTATCTACTTTATTAAATGCCATAATTTAATTTAATTTAATTTGATTAATATTTATTTTTTAACGAAAAACGAAGCAACTAATACTAGTACAACTAGACCAGCAAATCCTCCGTTTCCGAACTCATTTACTAAAGATGTTAAATTAGAGATTACATCCATGTTGAATAGTAATCCACCAGATAACACTTCCCATAAAATAGTAAGTGGTAATACTGTC